ACTGTTCTTCTATCTATGTTACCACCACCTTCATGTGCTATGGGATAATAACCTTTCCATCCTTCAACAGCCACAGCAATACCTACAATCTCTCCTCTGCCTTGTATCGCACCAGAACCTCTTGCTTTTAAGTCTGGATCTTTTGTTTCTAAATCTATCGCAATATATTTTTCTCCTGATAAATCAGGAAAAGTATCAGGACAATCCCATTCTGTCTGCGCTGTAAACATTATTTCCTATCTTTTAATTTTAGTATTTCTAATTCACAGTAATGTATAATCTTTTCTAGATCTTGTATCTTATTTTTAGATAAATATCTACAAACATATTTCACAACACATCCTTGAAAGAACGAGAGATTATTTTTAGAAATAAACTCATACGGCTGAATGTGAAAATTTTTGTAGTGGCTCCCTCCAACCTGCCTTGATTGTGGAAATGCTTTTTCTAATCCATCTGGATCTGTCATACTATTGGTCCTCCTATGTTATATTGATATTCGTAGTGCTGACTACAAATATACAATCTTTCTTTTGCTCTTGTTATACCTACAAAAAATAAACGATGCTCTGGATCTGGATTTCTTGTTGCAGATTCATAGATAATTCTTTCTATATCTGTAAACAAAACTACGTTATCACACTCTTCACCTTTTACACCATGTATTGTAGATAATTTTATTCTTGCAGGTTTCATAAGACTGTCACCTGACTCTAATAATTTTTTAATATATAATTTACTTGATTCAGGAAAGTTGAGTTGTTCCCAGCTCCCCGTCGCTCGCAACCCGTGTTCAGCTTTTAGTCCTTCTAAATTTATACTGGTAATGTTTTCTAAAGTCTTGCCACTAGAAAAACCTCTAATCAGATGCCCGTCTTTAACAGTTAGGTAGTCCCACAAATCTTTTACTTCGTCTTTATCTACAACAGCGCCTTGATGTAAACGTTTCCAAACTCTGTACGCATTTAACATTTTTTTAGGTAAGAGTTCCTGTGCTTTCGCTTCAAATCTAAAATTCATACTGTATAAATGATCACGTAACCTTTCTAACATTTTATTTGTTCTAGTCAATATCATCCAGTTACCTTCATGTAGAGGTAGTTCTTCAAAATCGGAACCCATGTTAACTACACCCTCAGCTTCTCTAGGTCTCCACTCTTTTTCTAAACGTTGTGACATGTGCGGGAAAATACTCGTTGCTAGTTCATGAACAGACTTCGGAACTCTACGTGATTGCACTTGTGGATCAAACTCACCTTTTAAGTTTATAAATATTTTAGGTGAAGCCCCTTGAAAAGAATAAATAGTTTGATCATCATCCCCTGCAATGTAAGAACGAGCACACTTACTTTCTATGTAAAAGAACATGTCCCATTGCAGAGGACTTAGATCTTGGGCTTCATCGAGGAAAACACAGTGTAGTGGTGGACACCGGTCCTCCTCGACAAACTTGGAAATCATATCAGAGTATTCAATCATACCCGTGCTATCTTTATATGTTTTTAAATCAGCAGCTATCTGCTCAGTCAACCATATGTCTGTGCTGTAGTGTAGCTCTAATTCTACGGCAGCTTCTTCAATACTTATCTTTTTATTTCTAGCTAATTCTATAATACGCATGTGTGGATTAGTGTGTTCAACATAACCGTTTATGTTTATTCTAGATTCAAAGTTTAAATCACGACAATATGTAGAAAAATTCTTAAAGTTTTTCCACTTATCTCCTTTTAATAGTTGTGTTTTTGTGTTGATATTACACTCTTTTGTTCCCATTGAGTGCATAGTGCTGACATATATTTTATCATTTTTAATTCTATCTTTTGCTACATTAGCTGCAGCGTTACTAAAAGCTATGTATGCTATTTTATCAGGCTCAGTTTTCTTTAACTCTTCATCAAGGTAGTGCATGAGTCTATGCGTTTTACCCGTGCCTGGTGGACCAGGGATAATTATTCTATGCAAAAGGTGCCTCCTTCATTTTATCTTTTCTAGTGTTTGGTTTTTCTAATTTAAGTGTAGGTAATGCCATGTATCTAACACTCTTGTTATTTATCTTGCCTGGTATTTCTTCTGCATCAAATAACGTCTCTAACATTCTAGCTGTCTTTTGTTTTGGATATTTCTTTGTATCCCATATTTTTGTTCTAACGATGTATTTCCAAAAATCTTTAAATTTAAAATAACTTACACCATCTTCTGTGTAAGATAGTCCTCTTAAAATATCTTTCCAATCTTTACCTGGTATTTTATTTATGTAATCTGATAATAATTCTTTTAGTTGTACATCTATCTTTGTGGACTCTGGAGCTTCTATTGGTATTGTGTTTTTTAATAATTTATTTATTGCCTTTCTCCAGATTAATTTACCCACTGGAGGCATAGCTTGATTAATTTGTTCTAAACATTTTAGTGAAAATCTATCTGGTTCATGCAAGTCTTGTGATTCTACTTCTACCTGCTCATCACCTATTGTTACATAGTACAGTGGTGGATCAGAGTCATACTTCTGTATCTCTTTTATTTCTGTTTCTGGTAATCCATCACCTACACCAAACTCTTGCATGACACACTTTTTAGAATTACAAAACGATGCAATAGGTTCGTCTTTACATTTATAATTATATTCTTTGCCTTCAATAGATTTAATTAATGTATCTACTTCTTTTTTATCTAACGGTGGTTTACAATACGCATCATTGTATTTAAATAATTCTCTGTCCCATGTATCAGGAAATCTTTTTTTGGTGTAAACACCAAAATTATACAAGGCATTATTTCTTTGACCGTTGGGTATACCTTGTTTAGAAATTGTAACCAAACATGGTGGCGCACCTTTGAGTAGATTGTCAAGAACTTTTTCTTCTTTTATTATTAATTTTGAGAGTTGATCTTCTGATAGTTTTGCTTTACTATGCGCTTCAAAAAATTCATTTATAGACATTGCCGACCCATCTTCTTTAATCGCATATCTCATGGTCATCTTTACATTGTGATAAGGTAAATTTAAAAAACTACCTGTACCACCTTTCTGCATGTCTACTTTATTTTGTTTAGGAAATATTTCTGCATTAGCATAACCAAGTTTAGCTGCCATATCTTTTAATTTGTTTCTAAATAAAACTGCTGGTACAAAATTATCTGCGAATAAAAATACATGTGCCCCACCAGATTTTGATCTACATACCACTAGAGGAAAGTCATGTTGTTTTATTTTTCTAATTAATTCTTTGTGATCAAAGCCATTGTATAAATCAATATCTATACATGCCCATTTACATTTATTCTCTTCGTTGATTGGTATAATTCCAAGAGCAGGATCTTTTCCATTTAAATGTTCTTGGAACATTTGTTTTGTTGGAGTCTTTTTAATTATAAAGGATCTAGTTTTGTGTTTACCTCTTTCGTCAAACTCTTCTGTCTTTCTAGTTTGACCATAGGCACTATATGAGCCTTCAAATATATTTATAAATCTATCTAGTTCTGTCATCACCACTATGTTTTCGGGGTGTGGAAGAATAGGTCACACCCCAAAACTTGTTGTTAGCCTCTGTTAGCGAAGCTAGAGTAGAACTTCTTAGCTCGTTCGTACATCTTAGCATCTTCTAACATTCCAACCTTGGCTACATTGAACCCATACCATTGATTACCTTTACCTGTATTTAATACAGAAGATAACTTATATATGTGGCTAAATGATGGTGGAGTGTATGGACCATTCTTTCCATCTAAACTAATAGACTTCATCATGGAGTTCCATTTTCTGCTAACCTTACCTTGTGATGAACTCATAGATATCATCGCAGTTTCAGATCCTTTTGGACCTAAGATGATCACAAAGTGTTGTCCTACTGTTAGTATGTAGTTACCATTTTGTAATCTGTCTTTTCCGTCAGGACCTTTGGTAGTCTTATCAAGAATATCAGAAGTATCTGGATAGATCATTTCAGGTCTGCCTGAACCTGTTCCATAATCTGCCCACTCTTGGTATTCTAATTTGTAGTAACATGGAATAACTTCTATTCCTTTGTCACCATCATATAACTGTTTCGTAACAGTGTTTAAGAACATACCTGGTTCAGCACCTTCAACATAATTTGTATTACGCTTCTGTGCTTCACTAGATCCATTCTGTAAGAGTTTAAGAATTGGTGGAGCCAGACTATCTGTCTTCACATTCTCGAAACCCATTTGTGCATCTGCCTCAAATAAACCTGCAGACGGTAGGTTTTCTTTCTTTGTTGCTACTTGTTTCGCGTCACTCATTTCTAGTTTCTCCTTGTTATTTTTGTTTGGTTACCTTCAAACGGTTTGAATAGCTCACTTGGAACCTCTTGACCATTCTCAAGACGCTCCCTTACCAGAGCTTTTAGAGTCATAGGGTTCACACCAATCTTTTGAATTGGCTCAAACCCTTGACCCTTTGCAAGGTCAGCGTATTGCGCCGCCTTGTTATCTTCGCCACGACCAAAGGTAACGGTAATGTCATTTTTAATAACATCACCTAGACCGTTGTTACGAAGCCATGTAAAAGCTGCTTCCTGTTGATCTTTAGGAATAGAGGCACCATAGATTTTTTTAATCTCTACTTGCTCGCCATCTTTCAGCTTTAATTTTGTTATCTGCATGTCATCCATCATTGCAGGTATCTCTACAGATGAAACTACTTTTGCTTTCTCTTTTAATTTTTTTAGAGATTCTTCAGCATTTGCAATCTCATCTTCTAAATCTTTTAGTTCTAAAACTTTGTCGGATAATCTTTTAGCAGAATCTATCTGCTCAACAGATTGCATCCTATCTTTTTCAAAATCAATTGTCATAACTTTCTCGTTTATTTATATATAGGTTAATAATATATTTGTCAACCCTTAGAATATAAATTTATTTCAACCGGATAATATCTTCTTTCTTGCTTGTCCCATTTTAATAGGTTGTATTTTCCGTTTGTAATATCTGATACTACTGAACATGCTACACCAATTATGGCAGGATCGCCTGTAAGTAGTAAATAATCCCTAATAGTATAATCTTTTAATTTTTGTCTAAGTGTAGTAATGACATAATTTGGACTTAATATAATCTGCGAGTTTTCTGGTAGTAATACTCGTAAGTTACCAAATTGTGTTGCTCCTATAATATTTATTTTAGGTGCACCTTGTTTAGTTCCTGGTATATCTTGTATTACATATACTATAGACTGTTTATCTGTATGTTTTAATTTTTCGTAATCTACCATAAATACTTTCTTGACATTTTTTATCACATAATATATATGCTTTCAATAGAAAGTAAAATTATATTATGCATTACAAATACAAAAGCAAGCCTTTTGCTCATCAAAAGAAAGCTCTTGAAATGTCTTGGGACAAAGAAGTTTTCGCATATTTTATGGAGATGGGTACAGGTAAATCTAAGGTACTAATTGATAATATTGCCATGCTTTATAACGCAGGCAAGATAAATGGAGCCCTGATTGTTGCACCAAAAGGTGTGTATAAGAATTGGTTTGACTCAGAAATACCAAACCACATGCCTGATTATGTACCTAAAAAAGTTAGTTTATGGAGAACGGATCCCAACGCAAAAGACTTAAAACCTATGTTTAAGGCAGAGGCTGATTTACATATATTGATTATGAATGTAGAGGCTTTTTCTACTAAAAAAGGCATGCACTTTGCGGAGAAATTTTTAAATAGTCATAAAACTTTAATGGCTATAGATGAGTCTACTACTATTAAAAACCCTGGAGCGTTAAGAACTAAAAATATAGTATCTTTAAGACCACTTACAAAATACAGAAGAATACTCACAGGTTCACCAGTTACAAAATCACCTCTAGATCTATTTACACAATGTTATTTTTTAGATCCTTATCTATTAGATCAGTCTTCGTATTATGTATTTAGAACAAGGTATGCTGTGTGTAGAAAAATAAATGTGTCTGGTAGACAAGTTGAGATTGTGGTTGGATATAGAAATCTACCTGAACTATCAGAAAAACTAAAACCTTTTTCATATCGTGTATTAAAAGATGATTGTTTAGATCTACCTAAAAAAACATATATGAAAAGAACTGTAGAACTTACAGCTGAACAAAAGAAAGTATATAAACAAATGAAACAAGAAGCGATTGCATTCTTAAATGGTAAAATGGTTACGTCTGCTACT